CATTGCGCCGACGTGCCTGGCCTGTGCCGTCTTGAGGTTGGCATCGGCAATCGTCTGCACGGTCTTCGCGCGGCTCAATGCGGCCTTGGAATCGGCTTCCTCGGCTGCGGCCTGGAGGTACTGGCTCTGCGGGTCGGGCTGCTGGTTCGCTGCCGCCGCCTGCATCGCCTTCTGTTCCTCTTCGGTAGGCTTAACGGCGCCGATCTGAACCAGTTGCTTGCGGAAGTAGTCGCGGATGTCCTGTACGCCCTCGCCTTCCAGATTCATCATCGCGAAGGCCGTGAGTACTTGGACCGTCTGCGGGTCTTGAATGCCAAGTTGCAGAAGACCCGTGACCGCTCGCACGGTCGCGGCTCGGCGGCTCGTGCTCGATGGGCCGACATCGACATCCACGTCCAGAGACGCACGCGCAAGGTCGTTCTTCGTGACCTGTTCTCCATCCTCGGTCATCGAAAGCTGGTTCATCACAACAGAGCCCGCCGAACCGTCTGCATTGATGACCTTCATTCGGCGCTCATCTTCGACAACGAGGTCTTTCTTCATCGACAGCCACACTTCGCCGGCCCGCTTGACTGCCTTCGCGAGGTTGCTCATGTAAATGAACACTTGCATGTCCAGCCGCTGCTGGATTAGCTCGACGACCTTGCCGCTGATGTTCGGCTGAATCTCTTCTCCTGCCTGCTGGTTGCCCAGCATGTCCTCCAGCGCCTGTCCTGCGATCTGAGCCAATGCAGCCATCGCAGGCGGAATGTTGGGCGCCTTGGTGTACTGAATCTGATTCGGGGGCAGACGGTTGCCGTTCTCATCCGTGATGGCGTTGGCCAACAGGTATGGGAACTTCTTGATGTTGTCTTCGGCCCACATCACAGCGTGGCCTCGAATCTGCTCAGGCGTGAAGATGGGCTTCTCGATGTCGAAGCGCATCGCCATCTCTGCCAGCCAGGACAGCAGCGTGTTCTGCAGGCGCTGGGCGTCTTTCGCCAGGCGCACGTGACCCATGCAGCGTTCTATGCCATCGACCACCCAACGCTTGCCGTAGAACGGAATGATCGGGATGCAGCGGCCCGGGATGTAGCCGCAGTCTTCCAGCATCTTGCCGCCGCTCATGAGGTACTTGCGCACCTTCTTGCGCTGCACCTTCTTTTCACGGACAAGGCGAAAGCCCGTGGCCTGGAGAGTATCGAGCTTGTCGGGGTCCTCATCGAGGTCCGACTTCATGATTTTCATGTCGTCGGCCTCGTCATCCAGCCCGCGGAAGTACAGGGCTGTGTCGTTTACCGACTCCACGCGATACAACTCGCACACCCATACCAGCGCAGGAGTGCACCAGTCGAATTCGTTTTGATGCACGATCTTTGGCCAAGTGGCCGGATCGTCGTCAAACTCTTCCTTGTAGTCTTCGTGCGTGTATGGCGTCAGCACATAGCAGCGCTTGGCGTCCGCCTTGTCCTGGCGCTTGGCGTCGAGGTCAAAGAATACGCACGAGTCAGCATCGAAGATGGGTTCGAACACCACCGTCTGCTTGTCGTTCTCGTCGTCTTCCTCATCCTCGTAAACAGGCCGAAGGCGCCAGGCTCCAAAGCCGCCGCCGACGCCCTCTTCGAAGGCGTTATCGACCGCCTCATCGCCTGAGCACGTCTTGTAGTCGTTGCGGTATAGCCCGGCGCAGGTGTCGGCCAGCTCATCGGCCGGCGCGCCGTCCTTCGGCATGAATTGCACGTCAATGCGGTTGTTGCGGTACTCGTTGATCACGCGGATCACCGCAAGGTGCACCTTGTTGAATTCATAGCGCGGCTTGTTCTCGAACTGGTCGCCAAGCGGACCTTCCCATTGGGCGCCTGCAATCGAGTAGAAGCGCCGATCTTGCAGGCACTGCAACCGCTCGTCTCTCAGCGCCGACTGAATCTTGTTGAAATCGGCGATCGCCTCTTGGTGAATCTTTGCCCAGCGAGCTTCTTTGCTGACGGTCATCTTCGGCTCCTATCAGCTGCGAACCTTGCGCAGGCCCACGTTGGCGATGTATACGTTGGCGGATGCGCTGGCGTTCATGTAGACGTAGAAGCGATCGTTGCTCGGGTTCTGGCTGGCTTGACCCGTCCACGCCCAGGAGCTTGGAACCTGCATTCGAGGACTTGCGAGCGTGAATCGGCGAGCGCTCGTCTCGGTCGAGATCGAGTCACCAGTGTTGTTGAAGCCCCACCACAGCCGGTCGGCGCCGTTGATGTCCAAGCCGGCATCGAAACGAGTCAGCAGGCTCGGGTTATCGACGTAGAAGTCGGCCCACCATTCGATGATGTCACCCGGACTCAGGTTAGACAGCGTGATCGGGATGAATGCCTCAATCACGCCCGCGCCGGTGAGGTTGATCTTCCAGTAGTTGCCGTCCGTGGTGTCGCTGGAATCGATGCTGGAGCGGCTGACTGCTGTCGTGCTAGCTGCCGTCCCAGCCCCTGGCGAGTACAGCGTCCAGTCATCGGGCGGCGTGCCGGTCGTGTTCGCATTGAAGTTGGAGCCCGCAACCGACCCGCTGCGGCTGGAATTCACCAGCATCTGCGGATTGGTGATCAGGTTGCCATAGGGATTCTTCGTCGCGTCGTACAGGTCGGCCGGGTCTTCGTATCGCCCAGGCATGCGGCTGTCTCGCATGGCCGATGCGATGGCCTTGGCGAGCGCGTAGGAGCCCTTTCGACTCGGGTGGATGTAGTTCCCGCCCGTCGTGTTGTACATCGTCGTGTCCACGCCGTAGGGCGAGCTACCAGGGTAGGCGATGGACGAATTCAGCAGTACCTGCCATGTGTCGATATAGCGCAGCAGCCGGTTGCTTGCTGCGTATTGCTGCATCCAGGCATTCACGGCGCGGATGGAGAGCGTTAGCGCCGCATCCCCGCGAGGGATGATCCCGGGCAGCGTGACCCGAATCCCGACCGCGGTGAGCGCATCGAGGATCGTTTGCAGTCCAGCAGTGACGCCCGCATAGGTGCTACCTGCCGCCGCGATGTCGTTCGTGCCGATCATCAGCAGCACTTCATCAAGGCCGGCAGCGATGATGTCGGGCAGCTGGTCGATGATGTTCTGAATGCGGTTGCCGCTCGTGGCCCACTTGCCCATCATCTTGTAGCCAGGGCCGAGCAGCGGCTTCATCCAGTCTGCAAAGCATTCACTGATGAACTGGCAGTTCGGCCGATAGCCATTGCCGGTGGCGCCGACGTTGACACTGGTGTCGGTCGTGTCAGCATTCGGTAGCGTTCCCGCGCCATCTGGCCGCAGCGTCACATAGATGCCGTAGCCGCTCGTGGCCGACTCCAGGCGCACGAACCGCGTGCGATCCATCGTGACCGCGGCGCCTGGGCCGGTATCGCCATTCGCCTGCCATGTGATGCTGTTCGTGGCCTTTGTGTACTTCAGCGTCCCATTGCCTGCCGGGCAATTCCGCTGCGCACCGTGGAAGGCGATGACGTTGACCGAGAACAGCGCTCCATTGAGGCCGCTGTTCGACGCTACCAGCGGCTCCATCAGGCCGTTGAAATTGCCGCTCAGAGGTGTCGCAGCGATGCCCTGCGTGATGCTGTCGCCGACTAGGCCGAACTTAACCGCCGTCCATGGATAGGCAGCACCGCCCTTCAGGCTGGCCGGCGCATAGGCTGTGCCGTTCCAGCTGTAGACGGTGCCGTTCTCGTCTTGCAGCAGCACGCCAGCGCCTTGGTAAGGCGTGGTGCCGACAGAAGCCGCGAGCACCTGGGTAATCGCACTCGCGGAAGCGTTGCTGACGGTGTAGTTCAGCGCCGCAGTGGTCGCAGTCAGGTAAACGGTCTGCGCGTCGGCGTAAGGCCCAAACGTATGCGTCTGGCGCCCGACCGGATATTGCTGGTTCGCCAGCCTTCCAGGCCCGAAGACTGCGATACCTTGGCCGCCTTGGGCGACGGTCAGCGTATAGCCGACCGGGATGGAAACCTGAGTCGAAGAGCCTGCGGCGAGTGTCGTCATGGCAGCTACATCCTTGTTGGATGAGCTGCTGGCGGCTCGATCTACTCAGCGGGCCGAATGGCCGAACGAAAGCGCGGACTAGCCGCAGTGCGAAGTCTACCTGCGGGCGAAGTGGCTGACCATAGGGATTGGCTCAACGTCTGTCGCCTCGTATTCTTTGGCCCGCATCGCGCGCCGGAGACCCTCACAGGCGTACCGCAATGCGTCAATGACGTGGTTGTCCTTGTCCTTCAGCTTCGGCAGCACCAAACCCGTCAGGTCGTCCACCTCGTAGCTGTAGGCTGTCAACTCATCAATGGTATGCGTGCATCGCGGGTGAACGATAATGTCGTAGCTCTTGAGGAATTCGACACCCTCTTCCAGGCTTCGAGCACCTTTGACGGCTGGCAACGTCTTTGGGAAACCATGCCGTTGCATGTAGCTGATCGTCTCCGGCCTACTGGTGTCGGCAATCGTCGCCCAGCGCTCTGAGTCTGGCACCGTGCGGAACAGATCGGGCAGAAAGTCGATCTCGCAGCCGACTCGATAGGCTTCGTGCGCCACATAGAGGGTTCGGCCGACAACTGCGCACTGCACCAGCACACTTGGGTCCACGCTGAAGCCCCAATCGGCGCCCTGCCGTAGCGTCCACGCCGGATCGATCTCGAATTCCTCGATACGCCAGTTTTTGAAGACACGCGCCCCGCTGTTCTGCCGGTACTTGCCCTGCCAGACGTGAGCGTATTTATCCGGGTCGCGCGCCCGGTCGTATTCCATCTCCGAACGCAGCTCGTCGGGGAACCAAGGGTTGTCTTGCCAGTTCACTTCGACAACGACGGTGCCAGGCGGTGGCTTGGGACACCTCAACAGAGCGTCAATCGGGTCAGTTGGCTGGTCGGGGTTCCACGAGAACCACAGTTGCGAGCCCGGCTTGCGGAGCGTTGGACGAAGTAGCGTCAGGCTCTTGTCGCTGGCCGCTTGAGCCTCCTCAAACCACGCGCGGTCGAAATCTTCCAAGGACTTGATCGAGTCAGCCGTGTGGTTCTGCATGCCATCGAAGATCGTGATCCCGCCATGCTTTGAGCGGATCATCTTGTCCTGCACGTCGAAGTAGGCCCCCGCGTTGTAGCGGCTGATCTTCGCTTCGAGCAGCTTCTTCACGCTGAACTGCAGGCTCTTTTGCGTTTCTCGCAGGCAAACGAAGTCCAACTTCTCAGCGATGCTCTCCCTGAGCCAACGCTCGCCGAAGTAGTGCGACTTAGCCGACCCTCGACCGCCGTGAGCGCCGATGTAACGATGCGGCCCTTCGAGCGGCAGGTATGCTTCGGCGATCTGGATGCGCAGTTCGCTCACTTCGCCTTCACGACTTCAACTACTATCTTCTGGAACACATGCGCCCCATTTGGGCCGGCACCGTTAACCTGCAGCGGCAGCGTCTTGCCGACGAGCGTCAGAAATGCCGAGGCTGTCCGAGGATCGAGCGCACGCTGCACGAGGTACTCAACGCCTCCAGCCTCTTCAAGCGCCTGTGTCACCATTTCCTTGATAGCAAGGGTCGTCTTGTTCGGCCCGCGCTTTCCTTGGTTGGGCTTCTTCTCACCTTTCTTAAAGCTTCCTGCGTTAGCCATCACTAACTTTCGGTTATTGCGCGTTGCCGGTCGCTTGCCGATACTCTCGATCCATGGATCGAATGCCGCCGCATGTAGTCTCCGAGACAGCCCAAAAGGCGCTGGAGCACAACGTCTTTGCCTCCGCAGAGAACTCGGCCAAGCAAGTCGAATTGCTGCGCCGCATCGCCAAGAGTGTAGGCATCATCGCCGCCTGCGCGGTGATCTGCACGTTCTTCGTGTTTCTCATCATGCTCAATGTCGGCCACTAGGCCGGCTCCGCTTGCATCCTGAGCACATCCCATTCGACATCGGGGCGTAGCTGCTCGCATGTCACGATTAGAGATGTGTCGCCCTTAGCTCTCGCCTGGGTGCGAGTTAGGCGCTCGATCTGCGGGCAGCGCTCAGCCGGCACCGGACGATCGCCCGAGCCCCAGGCACTGACGGTCGTCTGCTCTACCCCGAGCGACAAAGCGAGTGCGCGCTGCGACCCGAAGGCCTTGATCGCGCGCCAGACTGCTATGGTGTTGCGAGGGATTCGGACGGTCATGATGAGGCCTACAGCTGCACCCCGTTTTTCAGCACCTGCAGCCCCTTGGCCTTGAGATGCGCGACCTCGGCGGCAATGCGCTCTTCTTCGGCCCTGGCCGACTCAGCGAAGGCGAGGATGTGCTGATGGACTTCCGCGGGGATGGATTCGAGGAAGGCTTTGGCGTGTTCGATCAGGTCGATGAGCATGGTTTCTCCAGGGTTCAGGGCCATCTGGCCCACTTTTCGCGAATAGCGCTGGCCGCTTCGGTCAACGTGTCTTCGCGGTATTGCCGATCTCCGATGTGGATCAGTGCGCGCCAGGGCTCGCGGTTGAGCCGATAGAGCACCATCGGCTCAACGCCGACGCGATCTGCTTGCTCGCAGGCTTGCCGCCACCAGGCCGGCCGGCTCAGGCGCTCTTGGCGCTTGATCTCGATGGCGAAGCCTTTCACCACGAGGCAGTCAGCCCCGCCCTCTCGCGTCTGCTGGAGGTTGCGCGTGAGGCTGATGCCCAGCTCGGCGCCCAAAGCCTTCAGGGCTTCGCGCTCTCCTGCTGCGCCTTTGTTCCGGCTGGTGCGTCCGCTCATGGCCGCTGCTTCCGATACAAGATCACCCGCGTCAAAATTCCTTCGCTCTTCAGCGACACGAGTATGTTTCTCGCATGGCCCTCAGTCGTGTTGAATTTCTTCACGATCTGGTCAAGGGTCAATTCCTCACTCGGGTTGTTCTCGAAGAATGCGCGGATGCGCTCCAGCACGCTCGGGAGCTTGGTCTTCTCGGTGGTCATGCGGCCTCCTTCGCCTTGGGCTTTTCGTGCTTCAGATCGGGGCCTCGTGTGAGAACTAGCCGCCTCTTGATTTCGGTGGAGCATGCTTCGGCGAACTCACGGTCGCTCAGCCACTGACTGCCCTGGCATGCATTCGTCGCGCAGCGTAGGGCCGCATCGGACATGAGGTGGGGGTCAGGGTCGGGACGATTCATGAGTTGGCCTCCGCCGTATGCCCGATTGCCGCACGCCACGCCTCACGCGCAGCCTTCGTCAGTTGCTCGCCGCTCTCTTCCCGCGCCTTGAGGGCATGGGCCCAAGCCCTGTTGCCAGTGCCGTTGCCCATTACGCTGGGCCGCGAGATATACGCCGAACAGTAGGATTCGTAGCACCTGAAGCATCGGGCGCCATATGCGGCCAGTTGGCCCCGAGTGCTCATGCCGCCGCAGAAGCGACAGGGCATCGGTTCCAATTCCGGGTTTTTGTCCTGTGGGACCGCATCGCCCATTTCCCGCTTGGCGTCGCGATAACTGCTCATCGACGTTCTCCTGCCTTACCGAGCCAATTGCTCCATGACTGCGACCAGCCTTTGACGCTTCGTCGCGTTCCCTTCCCTTTGCCGCGGGTCCAGTACTGCCGGAACCGCTCGGCCTCCTTCAGCACCTCGGCCGGCGTGAAGCCCAAAGCCTCGGCATCGAACCCCCAACGCTCCGGAAGCTCCCACTCGTCGGCGAGGGCAACCACGGATTTGCCGTTGAGGATTTCGGCGTTCTTGCCATCGAAAGGGGTCGGCGAGTTCGGCGGTGCAGCGCTTGGCGCAGCGCCGCATGTCTCGACCGAAGGGAGAGAGGTACTGGTTCCGGTACTGGTACTGGTACCGGGCGCACGGGTGGAGTCCTGCTGTTGTCCCGCGTCTGTCCCGCGGGACACGTTCGGGACTTCCGCGGGCTTCCCCCTGTTCTTACTGCGGCGTTCCGCCTCCTTCCTGCGGTACTCCAGCATTTCGAGCACGCGCAGTGTGATGACGTGGTGATACAGCCGCCCGTCATCAGAAGCCTCCCACCCACGCATGAGAACCGAGCGATGCCTTGCGAACGCTTTGGGCGACATGCCGATGCGCGCAGCGATCAGCGCGTCATCGTTGGGCAGGCTGCCACAAGGCGTCTGCTCCCAGGCCACCATCCAGAGCATCAGCAGCCAGGGCCGGACCTCTGGCGCCGCGAGCGCCCACGTGTCCGACTGGCGGATGCGTTCGTGGTCAATCTCAAAGCGCCAGCCCTTTGCCCGCGTATCTGGCGGGTATGGCGGTTCCTGGTACTGCATGTCTGGCATTACAGTGAACTGGCTTTCCGAATCCGCCCAGCCTTAGCCGGGTCGCTCTTGGCCGACAGGCCCGGGATCGTTCCGCGGCCAATGTCGATGGCGGTCGGGATCGCCATGCGCCTGGCGGTTTGCTTTGCAGCGCCGATTGCGTCGCCCTTGGCTTTGCGGTCTCCCGCCATCTCAGTCGCAATCACAGGCTCGTAGCCGTTGAGCCAGGCGCGGGCTTCGGGGGTGTAGAAGCGGCTCACACCCCCTCCCCCTTGATCCAGTAGAACCGCAGCCCCCTACCCCAGCTCCACGTGTAGACGATGCACAGCGCAGCAATTCCCCACTGATGGGCACTGATGGTCTCCACAAGCCAAGCCGGCTGCCCGGCAAGGCCGAAGATGCAAGACCAGCGGCGCCAGTTCTCGCGGCGGTCCTGGCTGAGAGCGACGGCAGCCACGCCGCAGACTGCGATCAGGGCTTGCGTGACGATCATTGCTTCGGCACCTCTTCGAGGAGCCGAGTCAGCCGCTCCTGCTGCTCGGTGATGGCGGAGTCGTGGGCGTTCTTGCGGGCGATGGAGAGCATTTCGTCTTCGCCGGGGTTGTCGCGCAGCGGTTGAAGACTGTTGTCCGAAAAGGGACGACAGAGCACCGGCGCCGCATAAGGGCACCAGAGGAGTGACCCCAAGGATTCGCATATCCAAACAGCGCTGTTATCCATCTGCTCCCAAATGACACCATCAACGGAATAGCCGACTCCGATTCCTGGGCGCGGCGCCAGTTCTACGACCCGAACTAGCTTTCCAGCGTTGCGCGCCGGTGGCAGTACAACGGCCAAGTCGCCCGGTCTGCATCGCAAGCTCATGCGAATCGCTCCATCGCGCTAACTGCGCTCTGCAGTTGGTGCACGCTCGCGGTCTTGCTCTTGAGTGCCTTGAGCGCTTTCTGCTGTTCTGCGGTCCATTCGCGAACGGTCTGAATCGACCCTTGCGCAACAGACCGCGGGCAGCGGCGGCAAAGCTCGTTCAGGCGAAGCGCGAGCGCGGCCTTTTCTTCGGCGGTCGATGGGCGCGTGTTGCGAACCTCGGGAACCTTCTTTTGTTGCGGAGCCGCTAGCCCCCCCACGAAATCGATTTGGTTCATTGCGCACCCCTCAACGCCTGCATGAGCACACGTTTGTCATGCTCCAGTTGGGCGATGGATTCCTTCGCGATCCGAAGCTCACGCTCTGTCTCTGATTCGCGTTTACGAAGGCTTGAAAGGTCATAGCCACGGCAATGCAACATCCACAGGAGCGGGGCATCGTTTCCGCACAGATCCATCAGCGCATCGAGCTTCGGCCAAAGGATCCCTTCCTTGTCGTCCGTCCAGCGGCTGAACTGAGCTTTATCGGAGCCAAGGGCGTCCTGCACCTGCTTGGGCGCCATGCCGGCCGCCTTTGCGCACAGACTGATAGCGCCGCCGAGCGTGCGTTCACGCGCGATTTCCTGAACAGTCACTTCAGAGGGAAATCCGAGCTGATTCACAACTGCGCTCCAAACAGTTGAGTGGCGTTGAGTGGCAACGCCGAGCAAAAATTTTTCACATCAGACGGCAATGCGAAAAATGAAGAAGATGACGAACCGCGAAGCCCAATGGGCTGCGAAGACGCTGAGACAACTCCTGGTGTCAGTTCGCAAGCACTTGACCACCGAGGCATGGCTGATGCGCCAGGAAGCGCAGCACATGGCTCGGGTTGCAAGGGAGTTGCGCCGTGGGTAAGGACGCGCGCGGCTCCCGCTTCGCCGAAGGCCACACCTGGGGCCATAGGGAGGAGGAGGGAGAAGTGCAAAGAACGAGGCTGGCCGGTACTGCGAGCCGCGCGCGTGAAAAGGGTGCCGGCCCCGAATCTCCAAATCCGAGCT